ATTTGGCGAAATGATGTTCATGCGTAGTTTTCAAGACGGGCGGCCAATGTTGCAGGCAATGCAAGCAGATGGCAGACTACACAAAGTAGCAACTGACACTGTCATGATGACTCCTACTCCGTCAGATGCTATTAAATTATCTGAACTTAATATTTTGATCGCCGAACAAAAGAACTGTACTGTAGATGATCTTTATACATTTGTATCAGGCGCTCCTGCCATATCTTCTGCTAAAGCTAAAGATATTGCCAAGGCAAACGAACCATTGGTAGATCCAGACATTCCTGCTCCGTTAAGAGCACAGGCTGCAACCAACGAAGCACTAAGTGATAAAGATATTGCCAAGTCATATCGAAGTCAGGCAGATGCACTGTATAAAGAAGCTGCCAAATTGCGTAAAGATGCAGACGATCTGGATCCGCCAGCAAAGAAAGCTACAAAGTCTAAAGAAGCAGCCGATGCCTAATCCTTTGTTTAAACCTCCGCGTCATCTCGTAAAAGAGTGGCCGGAGGTCTTTGAAGACCTGTATATGAATACAATGCCAGTGGTATATCTCGAAAGGATACACTTAGAGTTTGCCGATGGTAGAGTGTGGGAGATAGATATAAAATCCGAATTGACTAAACAAACTCCGGATAGTATTGCAGATATCCTAATTGATACGCTTCAAGAATACAAAGACGACATTCAGAAGATTGATTTTAAAATTGATATCACTAAACTAAAAAGAGATATTAAAGATTCATCTAAGGATATACTCTAGTATTTCCATAATGAATAACTTGTAATTCGTTAGATTTAAATGTTCTCCAAGGGTCGACTACAATCGACCCTTTTTCTATGGTGCAATACAGTCCTTGTGTTTCGTTAAATCCACGATATTCATAAGTGACTTGTTTGTTGTGCGCTAACAGTACAACTCCGTATACAGACGCACAGACATTTCCAGTTAATGGATCAACGTATGTTGGAATATGGCCCATCTGTTCGCAATAGTAGCCCACTAATAAACTATAACTACCGTCGCAATATTCTACTCCTGGCTTGTATGCTTTACCGTGAATAAAGATAGGTAGATTGTTAGCAGCGGCATGTTTGACTAATTCTTTAGCTAAGTTTTCTGCTTGAATTTCTCTAGCGTTCATAACAGCATCAAATAAATCATAACCTAGATCTAGTTCTTGTGCCATATAACGTAATGCAATATTATCTCTAGGATGGCATCCTCCGCCGTCGCCCATGCCGGCTGTCATGTACTGCGGTCCCATGATACGCATAGTTGATTTTGCCAATGCGTTAGTCACAACATCAACGTCAATATTACCTTGTTTGACTGCAACGTCTTGAATCATATTTACTAACCCAATTTTTGTACTAATAAATGTGTTATAAAATACTTTGATGCACTCACACTCGTCCCAGGTGCCAATTTCATATCTAGGATCATTCTCCATAATAGTTTTATAAAAATCAACTAACTGTTTAGCATCGCCAGTTTCTGAACCGTCCTCAGTTCCAATCATAATCATTTCAGGATTTACCATATCCCATCCCACACTTCCCATAGCAATAAGATAAGGATTGTACACAAAACGGGTATTAGGAATTAAGTTGACAAACTCTCTACGGGTCGTACCGGGCAATACCGTACTAATAAGAACTAATAGCTGACCTTTGTTCATGTACTTGTTTGCTTCTGCTAAACAGGATTTAACAATATCATAATTAAAATCTTTCGGAGTAAGGTGTGCAGTTGGTTCTCTTCCGTCGTAAGCAGGATCGTGCGGAGTAGGTACTGCAATAAACACAATATCTCTATCTTGCACAGCGTCTTCGATCGATGGACAAATACGAACTAGCATAGTAGGTTCTACTAGTCTAATGTCGTATCCACTAACATCGTGGCCTTTCATTGCAATTGCTTCTGCACAAGGCATTCCTAGTTTTCCTATCCCAATAAATCCAATCCGCATGACTGCTCCATAATAAATAATATGCAAATATTTATAAGGCAAACTAGTGTGTTAAAAATTTCAGATACTATCATCAACAACGAATATATAGGCAACTGTCGAGATACGGTGTTTACCATGATGGTTAGAGATTCTATACAACAACATCTAACTTCTCAAAAATTTAAAGATTTAAATTATGTGCAAGGGCTACTACAATATCCCCCTCGATGGAAACCTGATACTGATATTTTTTCTTATATTTCTAAAGATAGTTTAAAGCGTATTCAAAATAAAACATGTTTTTTTATTTTTGATGCTAGCACAGAAGGATTTAGTCCTGTAAATGATTTTCCTTTTTTTGATATGCTGTATTATAACTGTGAAAAATACACTATTGATCCAGCTATGATAATTTATGTTTCTTCAAATTTAAAAGACGAAGAAAATATAAAAAAGTATTGCCAAGCAAATAATAAATCCCCAATAAATGTTTTTTCTTTTATATCATTTGAAAAAGTAGCAAGGTCTCTGTTGAATTTAGAAACAGAGCAAATAAAATGTCAGGAAGATTATCAAGGAAAATATCTTTCAAGTTTAAGCAGAGTCAATCGACATTATAGAAGTTTAGCAACATTCTTATTGTACCACAGTAATATTAGAGATAAATCATTAATAAGTCATGATGCGTTTTCAAAAAATGTAAACATTGCTAGCTGGAAAGCTCAGGCAGGACTCGCTGAATACTCTATCACAGATGTTGAAAATTGGTTTAGTGCATTGCCTTTGACTGTTGATAAAGCAGATTTTAATACCAACTGGGCGTTGGATAACGACTATTATAATATACATCGAAAAACACTATTTCAAATAGTAAACGAAACATTAGTAGACAACTACAACAACACTTCGGTATTTTATAGTGAAAAAACATTTAGACCGATTGTATGCTTTCAACCGTTCGTTATATATGGACAAAAAGGATGTAATCGGCATCTAAAAGAAATTGGTTATAAGACCTACGATGACTGGTTTGATTTGTCGTTTGACGAAGAAGAAGACAATGTTGTTAGATACAAGAAATTATTAATAAGCGTATCTGATACTTGCAAATATCTTGATAGTCTAGATAAAGAAAAGCAATTAGAATGGCGATTTAAAAATAAAAAAACACTCCGTCATAACTTTTTAACTATGACTGTTTCGCAATATAGTAAAGATAAATTGCATGTGTTTTTAAAAGGACTAGATGACAGAGTTAATAACTAGACCAATTAAAAGAATATTTACGTTTGGCTGTAGTTTTACAAAATACTACTGGAGTACTTGGCCCGAAATAGTATCACTAGATCTCGATATTCCATATTATAATTTTGGGAAGAGTGGTGGTGGCAATCAATATATTGCAAATACTATAAGTCAAGCTGACAACATTTATAATTTTAATCAAGACGATTTAATTATGATTTCGTGGACGAGCGTGACTAGAGAAGATAGATGGGTCAAGGGCAATTGGTACAATTCTGGAAACATATATACTCAAGATCTGTTTGATAAATCATATGTAGAAAAATGGGGTGATCCTATCGGATATATGATTAGGGACTTTGCTTCGATTAAATTGGTAAAAAATTTATTAGAATTTAAAGGTTGTCAGCATCACATGATGTCAATGTGTGATATTCAAGATCAACTTGACCAAGGTGCCTACAACAAGATGCCTAGCAATGTACACTATGATAAATTGTGTAATATATACAAAACAGAATTGGCATGTGTACATCCTAGCTTTATGCGTACATTATGGAATAACGATATCTATAAGTTTAAGATACTACCAGACATAGAAACATATGGAACGCACTTCTCAGACGGTCATCCCAGTCCTGCTGAACATTTTTTATATTTAAAAACTATTTTTCCAGATCATAAATTTAAAGAAGCTACAGCTCTTGCTGTAAAACTCAGTCAAGAAAATTTAATTTTGTTTATAAAAGAAATGGAAAAGAAGTTTCGAAAAAATTGGGCTGGTCATGAATTATCATATGATGATAATCTTAGATTAACCACTACCACATCTATCAAACTATCAGAAAGCTGCCAGTTCCTTTAATTCAGGAAACGTATCAGTGAAACGCTTGTTTCTAATAGTATCGTAATAGTCGGTATGTTTTAAAAATTTAGTTCTTAAATTTAAATTATAATTAGAGGTTTTGATGTAGGTAATTACATTATTAATTTGATGGTTAAGAAACTTATTATACGAACACTTTGATAATTTTTTAATTATTTTATCTTTCATAGCATCATCTAAAATATCAAAGCTGTAAAAAGACGGATTAATTAAACAATAAAAACTTGCCGATGTAGTATCATTGATTAGATTATGTTCAAATAGATAATCTAAAAACTCCGGAATAGTATACACATTAAAAACTGATATTACTGACGCTATTCCAATTGATAACCGAGAGCATTCTTTCTGTATTAGTTTAATATTTTCTTGTATTTTAATCCAGTCTGTTCCTTCTCTTATATATTCTGCTCTTGCGTCCCAACTATCTAAACTAATATTTAAATGTATATTGGAAAATTGTTTCCAAAGAGCAATTACACTTTTATCTTTAAAAGTTAAAGAACTTAGATTAGAATTATATCTTATTTTAATATCAGTGTTGCCAGTGTTAATTAAATGTTCGAGTATTTGATAGTGCTTGTCCATTAGTAATGGCTCACCACCTGCAAAATATATTTCTTTAACTTCTGAAATATAAGGCATAAGTTGTTCATACAGACTATCATTATTTTTACCGCCTGCAAAAATAAAAATTTCTTTATTTTGTCCGTGTTTATTATCTTCTGTTGCCCAACTGGAACTATATGTACTCGAACAACTACGACATTTAAAATTGCAGATATTACTCCAACGAATATCTAAATACCTTAATTGCATTTTGTCAAGAGAGCCGTTGGCGTTTGTTTCCTTAGCAAAATCTAAGAATTCAGAATAATCAGTATTTACAGATTGTCTAAAACTATTAATACCGGCATCTTCTTGTTGATAACAAGATTTACATTCCTCACAGCGAGTACCGTTGAGCATTTTTAACCGCATAGACTTGTAGCGATCACTGTTCCATATTTCCATCACAGAATTCGTCTGTACATTACCTAACGGTGTGTTATGATCACCTATGCAGCAGGGCAATACATTACCGTCTGGATTGGCATAAAAATGTATCCATGGTAATATACAAAATGTGTTAGATGTCATTACAGCTTTCCATAAAGTTTACTAATGCTGGGAAAGTTTGGGCAAAATTTGTGCCGCGTCTACGATCATATTCAGTAAACCAATTAAAGAAGTCGCATTTGCCTTGTTTTATCTTTTCTGGGGTATAGATAGCTGATTCCATGTATTTGACAACTCTTAGGAATTTTTCGTACTCTAAGTCGTTGAATTTGCTACGGTTTTTATCGTCTAAATTGGCTAGAATGAAGTCTAGGTGACTTTGCATGTACGGCATAAACTCGTCTTTAGGCAGCAAATTCATATCGTACTGCAGAGGCTCTTTTAAGTAAGGCGTGTCAAAGCGTACACGCTGCCATTTATTTTGATTATATCCGTTGTATTTCTCGCGCCATTCTAATATTTTTTCTAACAAACTTTGGAAATTAGTTACAGTTAAAATATTGAAGGTACACATAAATGTAATCGGTAACTGCGTGTTAGACAAATATGTATCTAAATTGCGTTCCCATACTGTTAGATCCAATCCAGTACGCAGATATTCTGCCGGTGCGCCCCAAGTATCCATACTTGTAAAAATTTTAAAATCTTTAATCTTTCCACCATTGACTAGATTGTTTACTTTGTCTACAAGTCTATCTATCAGTACAGGTTTAACACCAAAGTTTGTATTGATGTTAAGTTCTAGATTAGGCAATGGATTCATTTCCAAGTCTTCTAGCAGCCGCCATGTACTAGCTTGCAGCAATGGTTCGCCGCCGGTGATTCGTAAGATAGTTAATGTCTTACGAACTTCAGGCCACCACTTCCACCAGGCTGCTACATACGGATTAGTATCTTCTTCATAAATTTTAAACCAATCAATATCATTACGATGATTCTTGACCATATCGTATGGACCAAAATCTTTAATTTCTTTATAGTAAGAACTACTGTGTTTGGGATGACAATATCCGCATTTAAAATTACATTCGTTTCCAAAACTAACTTCTATGTATTGCGGATTAATATTTTGATCCCAGTCGCCTGTTTTAATTTGTTCAAAACGCTCAGGTGTATAGATGCTAGCATTGCGTTCCTTACGATCGCTTATGTATTCTTCACCCATTGCTTCGATGTTCCAGCAATAGTTACAACCACTGGGTTTTCCACCGTTGAGCATTTCTAAACGTTCGTGCTTTTTTTGCACAGTGTTGTGCAGGGCACTAGGATCTATTGTGATTTCGTCAATAGGAATTTTATGCGGAGCAGGGTGATAACAGCTATGTGTTTCTCCTGTTTGGAGATAGATAGTAGTATGGTGCCACTTGGCCATGCAGAATGTAGGACTTACCTCATTCATTATTGGTATAAACTTTTTTATCCTTACTTTATCGTCCACGAAACTGTTCCTCTAACCATTCAAAGTCGTTGATTTTTTTTAGTGCTTCGATGTTATCTTTATTTGACAACCCATAGTCTCGGCCAGCACAGGCACCGTCTTGTGCATGAGTATCAGTGGAAGCGTTACACCATACTAATAATCGCTGCTGTGTTTCAGTATCGTTCTGTCTGTCAATTGTTCTGCTGGCTAGTTTACAACATTCTCTAAATGCTGACTTCCAACTGTTAAACGGATCAGTATTGAATGCAGTGATATTACTGATGTCGGGCATTGCTTTAAACAAAGAACTAATGCTAGTGGTCATATCAGGTTTAGACAGATCCATATTTACAGTAAGAGCCTTTGGCAATAATTTTACTCCGCCATATCCATACTCTAATCCATTGACAGGATTAATACTGCGCCAAACATGTACGCACTCAAGATCGTACTTTGATACTTCGTGATCAAAATTAAACGTTTCAACAATTTCAGCATCGCCGTCAACTACCCAAAACATTCGTGTGAATGCTTTCTTTGCCGCAGCAACATGTGCTTGATGTATGCCTTTTACTCCATGTACTCTCTGAGCGTGAGGAAATCTTGCTTTTAGTTTAGTAAAGTTTGCGTCAGCGTTTGGTTCATTATAACTGATAAAGATGATATCGTATTTCATTGTCGGTAATAGGTTAATCCTAGATTGATTGTTTCCTCGTACAGATCAAATGTATACTTACTCTGCTTGGCATCTAGCCAAGGCCAATCCAATCCCAATTGCTGTTTAATTTTAACGCCAAGATCTTTTGCATCTTCTTCCACAAGCGTATGGTTAACCTTTTGTTCGTAGATATCTTTCAACATGTCAAAGTCTCTTACATCGACGTAATTCCAGTCAGTGCAGTTGGTCATCCAGGTACCCATTCGTGCGCCAAGGATAGCGTATGTTCCATTTTCTTCGTGCATACCTACAGTAGACCACATGCGAAGTCTATGAATATTGTGCCACCAAATCCGTTCTTGAATTTCTTGTGGGGGTACTCGAACTCCATCAAGTAAGGTCATTTTAACGCCTTCGCGAAATCCTGCTCGCCATGCTTGAAATGGACTACTTGTTACAATACTCTCACTATAGACTTTAGGAAAATTGCGATAGCCGTCTTCCCAACAAAAGTCTACTTGTCCTCTATCGCTAGTACTGTTTTCGTGAGTTTGCATATTCAAAACAAACTCTTTACGCCATATCTTTAATCCGCCGTTGCCATAACGTAGCCCGTTGATTCTATTCCGAGCACACCATCCGTAGACTTGTATATTAGGATCTGTCATATCTAGATCAAGATTAAGAAATGTAGGATCAACGATATTATCTGCATCTACGGTAATGAACCATTCTGTTTCGCTTAGTACCGCTGCTGCTTTGTGTGCATGATCGCTACCTTTTACGCCGTGAACACGTTTTGCCCAAGGTGCCTTATTGCACAAGTCAGCATAATGCAGTTCTGCATTAGGTTCATCGTAGCTTAAAAAAATAATATCAAATTCTACAACTTTCATTTATATTCGATCACATAATTTTTAAATAGGCGGCGTGTGTATACACTAAATTTATCATAATTGATATCTTTGATAATCTTAGTTTTACCTATTAACTCACTTATTTTAACAGAAAACATTTCAAAAATCAAGTTGGGATCGTTATATTCTGTTATTAAAAAGTTCATCTCAGCATTGCTATCCCACACAATTTTTCTAGGTTTAAAATTTTGTTTAATTTTCTTAGTGCCGCCTAACGCTTCGGATAACTGAATTCGAAGAGTTTTATTTTTGAGATTGTAAGTAAGATGCACGTCGGGAATGTCTATTTCTAAGTGTTCGATTAAACTAATTCGATGCAGGACATCATCTATTGTAGTTAGACTTTTTGTTTCTGCAATTTCAAATTTATTAGAATTGATATCTACCTGGCAATTATGGATTTTAATTTCTGCACTAATAATTTTTTCAGCTGTTTCAGTATCAATTGATATAGTATACTCTGAATTAGTAAAGGCGTAAGACGGCCCTACGCTTGTTACATCACCAGTAAACGGATCAAATACTGCAACGTATTCAATTGTAGGAAGTTGAAAAGTTTCAATCCAATTGTCAAAATCAATTATTTCTTCCATGCTATTTCCTCTAATACGTTGATCATTTCGTCGTCAACTTTGTTCTTTTCAACATAATGTACAATGTCATTTTGTTGATAATTTCCTATTTTCAACTTGCCGTATCGATTGAGATAAAAACCAACATGGTCACTCCATCGATCAGCAGGCCATGGCCAGTTTTGTACCATTGGCTTCATGTGTACTATTCTAGGAAACCCTAACGGATATGCAATTTGATCTTGAATGTCTAAAATTTTTGCAGCTAGACCAAATGCTTCGTCAGTTCCTATCACTTTGGGTTTATACTCTGTCATAAACATGTTAGAAAACTCAATTGGGTTTTTGATGATTTGTCTGCCTAACTCAAAAAAGTCAGCAGCTATTTCACTATCTTTTTTAAAAAAAGTATACATAGAATAGAGATTAGGAAGATCATTTTTCACAAAAGTTTTTCTGTAATAATCGCCAGTGATCAACTCTCCTCGATAAGTGTAACTAGTGTTAGCAACATAGAGTTCACTATTCTCAATAAAATAATCAACCCAGTGACTGTAGTCGTCTGTGAACAACATGTCTACATCAAGACACACAGTATTATCAAAAGGTGTCAATTGATTCATCCAACTTCGACCGTCCCAAAATGTTTCTTGGTTCCATTCAATTACATGATCAAATACCCAAGGGCTAGTCAATGCTGATACTTTTTCTTTACTATCAATGACAAGAGCAACTTTATCGTAGCCTTTGTATTGCGTATTCTTAATGCTCAATGCAAGCCCGTAGGCAAGTTTTAAGTAATCAATAGTCTCATGTTCTGACACAACCAATAAATATCCAAAGCTCATATCATCTCCAATAATTGATCTGTATGTCTAATGATACTCTGCTTGTTCATAATATGAATATCGGTATTTGAAATAGAAGCAGGGATATACTTGTTACCTAGTGGTGCAGATAGTAAGAATGTCAATTTCTGTTTATCAGCTGATACTAACACATCCCTGTCTAATGCTGTTAATACTGGTGGCAATTTACCTGTTGCAGATTCTTCAAATCCATCTAAAATATGTTTTGCAACACTAAATGCAATATCGTTCCTAAACTGACGGTTATCAAATCTAAAAATATCTGCATAGTATTTGTAATTTTCTTTTACAAAATTTACAGTATCAAAGAAAGTTTTAGATGTATTGTTCTTTGTAAACATCACAGTGGTGGCCCAATATAGTTTAACACCTACTTCAGAAATGTAACGATCGTTGTATCCTACCCGATCGCCGGCATATATATCGTTTATTGATTGTCCTATGAGTATATCATGATCAACATTCCAATATTCTGCTAGTTTGTTAGAAAAAATAAAATAATCACTATCAATCAATAATGTACGATCATATGGCGTTAAATCGTATGCACTGGCTCTATTTGAATTTATAAAAGGAACCATTGATTCATTTAGACCGTCATGTAATTTCCGCTGATTATCAGTTATTGGTCTATCAACAATTATTAAATGCTCAAATACTTCTGTAGCTTTGACCAGTGTATTAGACTCTTTCATCCATTCTACTGTAGATGGATCAGTTACAAGAGATACCGGAACGTTAAGATGTTTTTTAGCTAGTCCACCTGCAATCAGCGACATCAACGAATAATCTAACGATCTACTGTTGTGGGCATAGATTAGAATTCCATTAGTCATTAGGCAATCAGTTTCTCTACAGAACGACTCTTTTTTAACTGTTGGTATTGTTCGTAATACTCGTTTGTAGCTTCAAAGTACCTACTAAAGATTTCATCTTTAAATTCTTCTAAGCTATCTATTAAAACTGGATTTTCATTAGCATCTAAAAGAATCACTCCATTGGTTCTTTTAGTAGATAGCACTTCCACAAACGTCAGTAAGGTCTTGTCAATATAAAATAGCCCGCCATTAAACCCATAGGTTAGTTTAGCATTGATTTTTTCTTTAAGGGTCTTACGTTGAATTGAAAGTGTTTGCTGGTAGTTAGAAAAATCTAACGCCGCTTGTAATCTCTCGTCCATACAATCTCCAATAATGTGCGTACATTATTTATAGCGTATGTTTTTTACGGCAGCAAATTACGAACCTGTTATACCTGATATGGCAACAGTTGGCTGAGTTACAGTAAAATTACCTGTACCAATTGGGTATAAAATGCCAGTAGCGTAGACTAAATCAACTGAAACTGTAAGTGTACCGTTGACAACATCTGAAGTATTTGGAGTATCCAATGGATAATTTCCTGGGTCAACATACCCATCAGCAAATACCAATCGTAGTTCTCCGCTTGCTGCTGTACCGCCTACATTACTTGGAACATCTACAACTCTAGCTTGAATTTGATAATTATTGCTACCGTAAGGGCTAGACGAAGTTGCTGTATAAAATGTTTGAAAAGAACTATTGCATCTATACCAATTAGTACCATCTGCGGGACTTGTGTCTGTTCCTGGATTGTTTCCGCCAAACGATCTAGTGCCGGCGGAATTTAATAGAGAAGTCCAGGCTGCATTTTGAGCGGTGCCGTCTCCGCCACTACGACTAGCAGTGACACGTACTTGACCGCCTGAATTAAAAAAGTATCTTGCTTGATTTGAATTTGCCCAGTAGAACTGAACTGTACAGGATATGCTATTGTTCCAACTTGTAGTGAGCAGCGAAGGAGCACTTGGTACATTGGTGGCAAATTGTCCTGCACCTAATGAAAATCTATCAGTTATTACAGAATTTGAAAGAGTGTCATAGGTAGTGTTAGGCGCATCGCTTGGGCTATATCGCACAGTGTCGCCGTTGATCACTGTGACTGGAGAGGGAACTGATCCTGTTTGATGCACACGAGTATTAATAATGTCCCACCGCAAGTTTGCCCATTCGTTTATAGTTACTTTACTTCCCACTGCAACATCAGAACTTATTATAGTTTGGCCATATCCACTATTGCCAGATCCGGCACCTACTACGCCGATTATCTTAGATCTAATAGCATTATAATCGGTATTTTTAATTGTATCGTTAACTGGCATGTGTCTATTTAAGTTTTTATGATAATGTTATGCTAGAAAGCGAATATGTTGGACTTGTAATAGAAAATGTTCCAGATGGGAGCAATGCTCCAAAAGCCTTCAGTTCATCTATTGAAAATGTCAATGTACCTGTTACTAGATCGCCAGGCGGAGTTGGATCAGCGTCAACATATGAATCAGACAATGTTATTCTTAGGTAAAGCTCAGTCGCTGTTCCTGCTGAGTTGTCGGCAACATTCGTTCTTGCTTCGAGTCGCATATTATTTGCAGAATACGGAGTAGATAACGAATTCTGATAGTACAAGTTATAGCTATTAGTCAACGTGTAATAATTTACCGTTGGATTTGTATTTGCTCCAAATGACTGGGTACCTACACTGGTTAAAAAATTAATCCATGCATTTACTTGAGAAGTTCCATTACCGCCTGTTAACGTTGGCGTTATTCTTATTTTGCCACCACTATTAAAGAAATGTCTAGCATCGGTAGAATTAGTAAAAGTAATAGTTGTCTCCATAATAGCACTAGTCGCCCATGATGAAGATGTAGTTGCTGCTCCTTTGTTTGACACAATTGATTGACTCTGTACTAGCTGAAATCTATTTGCAATTGCAGTTTCTAATAGAGTATCGTAGTTTGTGTTAGGAGAACTAGGACCGTATCCTACAGGATCTCCTACATTCACTGTCACAATATTAGGCAGTGCGCCATCTTGATGATATCTAATGTTTACAATATCATATCGTAGAAGATCCCACTGTGCTTTAGTAATTTGATTACCAGTGAATACATCAGCCGACTGAACTACTTGGCCGTACCCCCGAGTACTAGAGCCTACTCCTAATAAGGATTCTGCTTTATTTTGTATAGTTACAAAATCAGAAGCTGTAATTTGTGATCCTAGTCCACTCATATTATAACACCAATACTTCTACAGTCTTAATACCTGTTTCTGCGTTTGATTCTAATGCAACTGCAAATACATCAAAGGAATTGTCTGTTGCTGCAATTGCTGCTCCATTGTTGCCAGCAATTAATTTTTGTCCTTTCTTGATTGCTCCTTCAACTTTACAAGGCACGCGGCCTTTTAGAGCAATGTATGTTCCGCCTTCTAGATCTGTATTCATCATGAATGCCGGATTAGTACTCACTACACCAATAGCAAGCTGTCCCATATTACATGCTTCAACTTCGTGTTCCGGATGATCGCAAATCGATACAACCGTTCCTGGCTCGTATTCTTTATCTGCTAGATATTTTTCTGCTAAGTCGGCATATCGAGCTGCGGTAGCAGTACCATTAAAGATGTTGGCAGTGATATTACCACTAACATCGCGAGCTGCAATACTATAAGCAGTTGCAGTTAGCCGAGCTGTTCTATATTGGGTGCTTGCTGTGCCGTCGGCCCATGTGGTATCTGTCACAGCATTTGTTCTGTCAATAAATGTTTTATTAGCATTGTCTGCAACACCGATAAATCTGTTAGCTGTGATGTTACCGCTAGCGTCTCTTACAGGAATTGTCGAAACTGGATTCACTGAAACGCCGGTCAATGGTTCTAAATCGTTCAACTTTCCTGCATTAGTAGCTGTAGCTGCTGATCCTGTTATCGATCCAGTTAAGGTTCCAACAAGATTTGCTCCAACGTATCCAATTTGTTTAGTTGTTGCATTGATTATTATTTGATTGCCGTCAGCTAACACATTTCCTGTATGTATTCCGGTTGTATTACCAGTTACATTACCTGCTAGGTTACCAGTAAATGTTGTAGAATAAATGTTGATCCATTTAGAGCCAACAGTTCCTAAACTATACGCATTGTTCTGACCCGGTACTACGCCGTAATCGGTAATGACCATAACATCATTATCTACTGAAGATCCAGAAGGAGTAATTCTAAATGTGATAGGATTTCCTAGTCGATTTTCAATAATTACATCTTCACCGTTTTCAACACGGATTCTTAAGTCGTTACCGTCGCCTATTTGCAATCCAGGATCGCTAAATGCAACTTCATTAACAAAGGAATTATCGCCTACTCGAATATATTGATCAGCTGAAAACCCACCAAGACTCACTGCATTTTGAGCTGTTCCCCACATGACATATCCATCTGTAGAAACACCAGTTTGCGACTTAGCTAGCGTCAATCCTTTTTTAACAAGGGTGAAATCTTCAATAGGATTTTGAGCATTGTCGATAGTAAATTCAGCATTGCTAAACATCCCAACTACCTTATCGTCGGCAATTATTTTTAATATAGTATGAGGTCCTACTGATGTAGAAGTTGTTCCCTTTACTACTGCTGCACTAACAATAGAAGTTCCTAGGTCTGGACTAGATATAGGTCCTACTAATGTATAATCTACTCCATTCCATGTATATAATTGCTTAGATGAGGTATCCCACCAAAAATCACCAGTTGTTAACCCGCTAGGAGCAGTAGGACTAACCTGTGCGCCAGCGGCAACTTTAAACTGAGAACCATCATAATATCTAAGTTTTTTATTTGCACTATCATACCAAACTTGTCCTGCTACAACTTTTGGAGGTGCAGTTGTATTTGCAAAATTCTCCATGAGGTGTAGGAAGTTTTCGTTTTGAATCTCACCGTAGCCGGCATAATTTTTACCAACAAATCGTAAATCTGTACTGGTATCGATGGTTCCATCGGCTACATTTACAAGAAATCTACCGTTGAAATTATTAACTTGATATGACATATATTAAACTCCGCCCATTTGATGTATTTATTACTTTTTAAATTACAGAGGCCGCTGCATCTGCACGTTGTTGTTCTAATTCTAGATATTCTGCATCGGTTAAACTTGTAGGTTGCCCTAATGTTTTTTGTCTTAGATGTCTCATAACTTTCCAATCTGTACTTCTTAAAATTTCAAGATATTGAGCATTAGCTAACTCTTGATTTTTTTGTGATATCACGCTAGCATCAACATGTTTAACCGTGTTAGATACTAGATCAAAATACGATGTTTGTGCTGTGATCAGTGCAGCATCGTCATCACTAATTTCGACTAATGTCACTGTATCAGGAACATTGGGTGAATAATTTAAAATACTGATAATAATATCATTTTCTATACATACGTAGTGCATTATTAACTCCAGATTGCCATATAGTTGGCTGCAGGTGTGCTTCGTTGTTCAGTATTTTGAACATAAACTCTAATTCTATCGCCTAGGTTACTCCAAGTACAACGCATACTATCATCGCCGTTGACGCCGCCGGCATAATGAATAACAGCAATACTTGGAATAAATGCTACTAGGTTTGCCATAGACTTACCGCTAGGAGGAAATACATCAAAAAAGTTTGCGCCGTTGTTCCAACTACCGACTTGATTAGTGAACCCAGAAGTACTGTATATTGTATTTCCAGACGTTGCTGTAAAGTTAGCCACTGTAGCAACTTGTGTATCTACATATGCTTTAGTTGCAGCATGATTGGTTGATACAGGACTACCAACTAATGTTAGATATCCTGACATTGTCCCGCCTGCTAGTGGAACTTTTGTAGAATCAAGTGCTCCTACTGTTATGTCCGACGTCCCATTAAAACTCACACCATTGATCAATCGTGCTGTTTGCAAACTTGTAGCTGTGCCTGCATTGCCGGATACATTACCAGAGACACTGCCCACTAAACTAGCGGTGATTGTTCCGGCTGCAAAATTTCCGCTGCTATCTCTAGCAACTACTTTAGTTGCAGTGTTGGTAGTTGTTGCATCAACACTAATAGTTACAGGGACTGACGAATTAAAATTATTCACAGTTCCAGTAGTGTTAGTGTTAATCATGTTAACGTAACTACCACTGTTTAATTGCTCAAGAATCAATGATTCCCATACAGGTCCGCTAGGTCTAGCTCTAAGTATATAATTGTCTGCACCTAATCCTAACATACCAGTAGTACCAACACCAGTTTGAACTGCAATTGCACCAGCGCCACCGCCAACTATATTAGTAGAAGAAGTTGCTAGTGTTGCTGTATTAGCATTACCTATAAAATTATTTGCATAAACATTATTAAATTTATATCCTAATATACCTAAGTTTGTAGTATTGTCACCAATAATTGCCGGAGCAAGTGGGCCTCCTAATGACAATGACCTTGCTGCATCTACAAAAGAAACATCGGGCCCGGTTGTGCCCATGTCAAAGTTTAGTATTCCGGTTGCTGATCGTATAGTAGGAGTACTTGAATCAACAAATAAACCTAACTGACCAGATGACCCTACTTGTATTCCTGCATCTGCTACTGACAGGGTAGTAAGGGTTCCTACTTGATTTAAACTTGATAGTAATACGTTGGCTGCTAATGTGTTTCCAGTTAACGTGTTACTAGCGGCAGCAACAGTAATATTACTTGTCCCGTTAAAATTAACACCGTTGATTTGTCTCGTATTTGCCAGCTGAGTTGCAGAATTAGCATTTCCTGTTAGTGTAGAGCCTACAAAAGTTGTAGCTCTTACTTCATTAAAAGTACTAAATCCAGATGTGGCATTCACATTACCAGTTAACTCTCCAACAAATGATGCAGTAATCTGCCCTGCGGAAAATCCGCCGGCGCTATTTCTAGCAACAACCTTGCCTATGATGTTTGACGGTGTTGCATCAACAGACCATTCTGCATCTACGCTTCCGTCAAAATCGTTTCCTAATATATAAGATCCGCTTGCTAACGGTCGTGTTGTTGATGCTTTAACTGTGATGTTTGAAGCACCATCAAATGTTACATTATTAATTAATCTGATAGTTTCTAATTTTGATGCAGTACCTGCATTGCCGGTTATGTTTCCATTAATTTTGGCATTGCTTGATAAATTAATTCCTGATATTATGTTATTACTAAATCCTGTAATTGAAAAATTTGGATGGATGGTAAATGTTTCCGACGAACAAATTGCAATTGGTACAGCATTAACTTCTATAATAATTATAGGTGTAGGTCTGCCTACACTATTGTCAACTGATATAGATCTTGCTCTAGTTGTTCCAAATCCAGCAACAGCTTCAGGACCTACTAACCCCCATTCATTTCCTGTGTATATTTTTAATTGATTAGTTACAGTATCTAACCATAAGGTACCGCTATTAGTAGAAGTTGGTGCAGTAGCACTTAACGTTGCAGTTCCGATTGCTACCCAATTTGTGCCGTCGTATACATGTGCAGCATTATTGGTTGTACTAAACCATATTTGTCCAACCAACGGACGAGACGGAGGACTAGCATTTGCAAAATTTTCCAGCATGAATACAAAATTTTCATTTTGTGCTTCGCCGTATCCTACGTAATTTTTACCTACCAGATTAAGACTGGTAGTGGTATCAACAGTTCCATCTTGAAGAACTATCAATTGTTCGCCGCTAAATTTGTTAATGATATAGGACATCTATGTCGCTCCTGATTCTGTTATGCTGGTAATACTGTATCTGACTGCCATGTCCACACACCGCCAAATATTTGAAATACCTTAACAATTCTTGTTGTAGAAACACTAGGTGCTGAAATAGTTGCTGTTGGAAATGATATGTTTGTTAAGGCGTTTGCTGAATTACCGCTAAGGTCAGTTAAGAATGCCGATGTTGATAATGCTGGCGGTAATGAATTAATACTTAACGTTGTTGTAGAATTACTAATTAGTGTACATAAGATTCTAGCAACTGTACCTGCTCTATATTCTGCAACAGGAGCAAGATTATTTAAAATATTTGCAATAATGTAGGTATTCGATTTACCGTCCGACAGGTCCATTGTAAAAATCAACGGTCTACTTTCTATTCTACTATCAACATATTCACGGGATGTAGCATACTGCTCGTATCCATCCGGTGAAGCACCATAGGCTTTTACTGGCGGCGATGCAAGACCTGTAATATACGGACTACCAATTAGTGCAACATTTCCTGTGCCGTCTGGTGCTAATTCTAAATTATAGTTGCTAGATACCGTAGAAAGTCTATTGTTTTCCAATCGTATCCAGGCTGGATCAATAGTAGAACCTGGACCAATATTAAGTACTGTCTGCTTACCAAATGAACTTACGCCCGGAATGCTTGTAATAGCAGAACCTAAACTATTACCATCGATAACTTTTGTACCACCGATATACACTGCTTTGCCGCTGGCTAAATTTAATGTTTCGGAAATGTCTAACCAATTATCTGCCTCAGAATATATTACAGTTTTATCAGTAGTACCTTTAATTGTAATACCAGCTCCGTCAGCAGTACTATCTGTCGGCGAGTCAACACTAGAAATAATAATATTTTTATCTTCAATAGTTAAATCGGTTGTATTAAGAGTAGTGGTTGATCCTTCAACTGTTAAGTTTCCATTTACTACTAGATTGCCCCCAATAGTTGTTATGCTATCAGCAAATCCAGAATAAAGAGAAATTGTTCTATTAGCAGAATTTATTTCAACAGAATTTTCTGTTGTATTTCCACGCAGAGCATTTATAATAGTTTTCTTGTCAAATGCAGCGTTGGTTATATAGATATCGCCGTTGTTAACATATAATTGCATCTGCTGTGCAGTTCCAATAAGGACTCCACTGTCGTTCTTAATTTGAAGTTTTGTTATAATTTGATTTTCAATATCTGTTCGAACATAAGTAGCAGCAACAACTCCACCTAGTTTATCAGAGTTAGTACAGGTAACATTAAACTTAATACCGCTTAAAGAGCCAGCGTTAAATCCAGGTTCAATGGTTCCTACGTAGCCAACAATTTCAATCTTAGGAGTAAAACTGTCTTTGGCAAAAATTCCTAGGAGAACACCGTTGTTATAAAAATATGTGATAACTCTAGTTTGATTTAAAGTATCTAGAATACTGTCAACTCGTAGTCCGCTTAATCCTTGTGTTGAAGAATATGCAGGCCCAAGGAGAATAGGGGTTATGCCGTCAAAGAAATATAACTGAGCAGCAGCATTGTCAAACCATAAATCGCCAATAGACAATGTATTAGGCTGAGTGTTAGAAATAGTTGCAGAACTTACTGGAATGAAACTTGTACCGTTATATACTTTTAATTTGTTTTCCGCTGTATCGAACCAAATTTGACCACTAATTGGGTGTATTGGTGCAGCAGTGCTGGAAAAATTTTCTAACAACTTTATAAGATCTTCATTCAACGCTTCGCCAAATCCGCTGTAGTTTTTGCCAATCAGTGTTAAAT